ACTTCGTCAGTAAGTGTTTCACTTAAAACTCTATTACAAACATCATAACCTATAGTAGCAAATCCAGGAATGTAAAACATGTAATCTAAAGGTAAAGATAGCACCGTACCATCTCCCTCTTGAAATCCTGATAAATTATTTGTACTTAACTCTATAATTACCCTAATATCATCAAGACGCTTTTGGGTAGCTTCAAATCCAAGCTCTGCCTGGTCAGACTTATCAAACCGATCTTTAATAAATCTAAGAATCATTTTGTTGATGAACGCATCCATCTCTTCCGGTTCAAAATTACCATAGACAAAGCTCGCAACTTTCTGCAAGCCTTGGTCTACATGGTAATGCATTTCTGCTATAGTCATAGTTAGGGTATAATATTATTTAAACTGTTTAAGTCTAGCTTTTAGAGTAACTAACGTTTCAGAGTTTCGCTTGTCTTTTAAGAACAGCACCACTTCTTCTTCAGAGTTACCTAATGCCTCTTCACCATCTAAGTATGTATTCCCTACTTTTCTAAGCACTTCTGCAGATAAACAATTTCTAATAAAAGCTTTGATACTTAAATCAGAGTTATTTGCAGTAGCATAAAATAGTGTTGGGTTTTCATTAGCTAATTTCTCAAGAGTAATTTCCTGAGTTTCAGCATCCATAGAATCTGGATATTCTCCAAGTACGCGAAGCACTTGAATCATTTTCTCTTTATCCGCAGAGACTTTAATATAAGAAGCCAATGCTTTTTTACGCGCATCTTTAGCGGCAACAAGTGCAACTTTTTCACGACTCTTATCTTCAACAATAAAAGTATGTCTACGCTTTCTTCTTAGCTCGTCTTTATCCGTAGAATCTATAAGAACATACGGGTGAGAAGAACTAAACTTGTATTTTATATAATCCATCACATTGATTGGATTTCCTGCCTTATCTGTGTCAATCTCAAAGTCTACGCCTTGAGCAGGTACTTCAATAGAAAGATTCATAAACCATTCTTTTACTTGTTTGTAGAAAGAAGGATCTGAATCTGATACACCCAAAATAGGGGGCATGTATTTTTGTGTTTCCGTTAAAGTTAGTCCTGTGTTTACATCGCCAGATGAAGAGAAGGTTGACCCTATTTTGCGTTTAGCACTTTCATAAATATGGTCAGGTAAATTGGTTTTGTTTGGTTTTCTTTTTATTGTGATTGTTTTACTCATTGTTGGTAAATTAAAATTATTAAAAATAAGGCTCCCAAAATTAATCAGGAGCCTTTATTATATCTATGATGCAACACATTCTAAATGGAAGCAGTTTGTAGCTCTACGGATAGAGATACCACCTTCTTTCATAAAGTGTACTGAACCACCGTCAATATCAGAAGCTCTTAATGAGTTACCATCAAATCCTTTAGGAATTGTAGCACCTGCAACAGCCCATCTGATTAATTCACGTCCTTTTCTAGATACTAACTGTACGTTAGGTTGTCCATCGTAAGTACTCATATCTAAGAAAATCATTCTGTATGATTCTAATGGTAATCCTGTAACAGGATGTTTACGAGAGTTAAGTGCTCTTGCACCGTGGTCTAATAAAGGTAAGTGTCTTACAGTAATCTTGTGACCATCAATATGTTGGTAAGATGTAAAGAATCCACCTAACTCTAAGTTACGTCCTGAACCAGAGATGAAGCTTGAAGGGTCTGTGTTTTTGATATAAGAACCACCAGACACTTGATCTTTCATTGCATTATCAAACTCTTCTAATCCACCAATACCTGTGAACAATACAACGTTCATGTTCTGAGCATCAGAAGCACCGTATAATGTATCACGTACTGTATTCTTAAGCTTAGTAGCTGTAAGTTTAGAGTAAGTATCGTAGTTAGGAATTTGTTCTAATACACCTGAACCGATTGGAATAACGTTTCCATTATCATCTTTCAAGTGTACAACACCGTTAGTATCACGGTTATATTGAGAATACCAGTAAGAATACTCACATTCTTCTTTCCAACGTAACATGTGTTGGTACTCTTCAAAATCATACCATAATTTTGTAGTTCCACCATTAATGTTAAACTGAACGTTTACCACACGGTTTTGAGCATTACCTTCATAACGGTAAGACTTTCTAATGTTAGAAATCTGGTTTCTAGCTTTAGATGGAGCAACCCAGTTACTTTCGTTACCTCTAGAACCTGAGAATGATACAGGTGCAAACATTTGAATAAATGCTAAACCTTCAACATCTTCAGAAGCGATAGAAGCCGCAGCATCAGGAGATGCTAATTGTAACGTGTAATCCCATCCGCCAGACAATCCTTCTCTAGCATCTTCCATTACTCTCATCTGCAATCCATCAGGATTTTCGATTAAGTATTGACGAACAAACCATTTTTCAGGAAAGTTCACTACAAAACGAGTGTAGTTCTCACCAGTACCTGAAACTAATTTAGTTGCAGTAACAGCTTTGTTGATTCGACCCATAACAGGATAATCGTACTCGGTATCATTAATGTACCTAACGTTACCCATACCTTCAGTTAAGAAAGATAAAGGAAAACGCTTGTCCTCTTTACCTGCTAAGTGTGTAATTACCGGCGACAGTACGTCCGGTTGAGTTAAAAGGGCATTTGACAATGAATTCTCATCAGTCATTCCCTTGGCATTCCAAATATCTTCGTACAAACGAAGTTTTTTATTGTTATCAGCCATTGTAAATATTTAAAGGGTTATTAAAAAATTTATTTACCTGGTGCTGTAATAACTTAAATGTACTGTCGAATACGGTTTATAGTATTTCTTTTAACTCTGGTAATTTCTGCGCTCTTGAATTTCCTCCTTTAGGTCCTTTGTTTAAGTTCGATGCCGAAGTTCCACTTCCTGAACCGCTACGAAGTCTGTCTCGTAAAGCTGTGTTCTTAGCCGAGGCTTGAACTGTTCTTGCAATCTTTCCTAAATCAAAGTTCTTAAAGTATAAATACTCTAGAGCTAATGTACTTTCTGTATCTATCTTTTCCATAGCGGCTGCTCGTTGAGTAGTACCTTTAGAATCAATAGGTTTAGACATCCAATCATAGAACGCCTGTTTATCTTTATCAGGAACAACTAGTCCCTTTAAGTTTCCTTGTTTAATAGTAGAACCTATTTGTTTCCAAGTTTCTACATTTTGCTGTTCTACTTCTTTGGCTTGAATTTCTTGACGTTCAAGTTCTACAGTACGGTCATGTTCAGCCATTGCATCTAGTTTAGACTTAGCAATGTTGGACTGCTTTAATAAAAGTTCGCTATCTTCTAAATCCTTGATAGTGTCTTTAATATCATCATCTGTATACCCCATTTTAGAATAGAGTTCTCCAACCAATCTTTTTTGAATACCGATGTCTTCTTTTAGCGCATCTTCAGTAATTGATTTGTAGTCCTGTGCTTTACTAACTGTTTCAAAGTATCTGTTAGCATCACCTCCTTCAGCTCTGTACTTAAGATATTGTTGTACATCTGGAAACTGTTCAAACACTCTGGATACATACTGTTCTCCAATTTGTTCTCCTGCTTTACGTGTAAAATCTGCAATACCTGTTACATTGTCCTCAAAGTCTCCTTCAATTTCATAACCTAGAACTTCATTAAGTTCATCAATTACAGTGGGTTCGGTGTCAGCATCATCAACTACATCTTCTGTAGTGTCTTCGCTGTCTTGAGTTGCATCAGTATTATCAGATACATCATCTTGACTAGTAGCGTCTTGGGAGTTGTCATCATCTTGATTGGCAGATGAGTCATCATTTTGTGCGTCGGATGAATCTCCGTTGTCTGTAGATGCGTTTGTTGCATCTTGAGAATCGTCATTTGCGTCTTGCATATCGTCCTGGGCACTCTGGTTTAAAATGTCCCCAAGCGACACATCGCTAAAATCAAATCCTGTACTTGTGTTATCCATATATTTACAAAATTAATTAAACAAAATTATATATCATATTTTTATATTTATCCTAGTAAAACCGTTACTTATATATGCTTTTTACAAAATTTAATTTTGCTTACTTTGTTTACTAGCTGCTATTTTCTTATTTTCTATGCGTTCTTTCATTTCAAGCTCTTTATCTTTTTGACCTAATTTTGCGTATTCTATAGAGTCATCTTGCATAGGTTCTTCCTGGTCAAGTTTAGCCCATTCTACATCCATTTTTTCAGTATGCATTTTCTCTTTAGAGGCAATATCTTTATCTTGTGTTTGAGCTTCAAACGCTCTAGCACCTTCTTCAGCTTGCTGTTTCATAGCTTCTAGCTGTTGTGCCTGGTCGCCTTGCATCTTTTGCATCTTTTCTTCGTAAGTTTGTTTCTGTAATTCAGCTTCTTTTACCTTTTCTTTAATCCCTGCGAAATTATTACTGTCTAATATCTCAGATACAGTAGAAGGGTTACTTCCGTTCTGTGCAAATTGCATTGCAAAAGCTTTAAGTGTTTTAAGCTTCTCGTCTTCAGCGTTTGAGTTCTTAATAAATAACCCAAGATCTGCTTCCTGTATATCATCTGGACCAATAGAAAGAATAGACTCTCTAAAATCATTGGTAATATAAGAGGCATGTTTTCCATCTTTCCAAGCTGTTTTGGATACATCAAGTAAGCCCTGCATATCACGCTCTTCAAACTTTGAAAACTTTCTAAATATCTCTGAAGTAATTACATTGGATTGCCCGACTGCCATATTCGTATTACTCGCTCCATCTGAAGCCATAATATTTCCTTTACGTTGTCTGGTTACTCCTAAGAGTTCTTCCCATTCTCCTTTAATAGCTTGGAGTAGTTCAAACTGTGCAGATATATACTGTCCAAGACTCATGTCAAGTACTTGAAACTGATTGAAACTTAAACGCTCTTTGTTCTGTCCAACTGCAGAAGAATCTATAAAAGCAAACCCTAAGGCATCTGCCATATACATAAACTTCTCTTCATCCCATCCATGCTTTTTAGGAATCATATTCATCTCCATTAGAGCAATTTTATCTTTGTTTTTTGCAATAGATAATTCTAATCTATAATGAAACACATTAAATAAAATCTGGTAGGGAATACCCATTGAAACTACTGAAATATTCTCAGAATTTCTATCCGAATATGCAACTCCATTGTATGAAAGTTTACAGGTAGATTTATTGGTTAACTCATTACGTTGCGCTTCTATTGGGCGTATATGTTTAAAAATAGTACCGTCTATACGATAGCCTTCCCAACCTTCAGAAATCCATAGCCATTCTACAGTCTCGTCAGGTAATGCTTTATAGCCTTCTCCAACTTCAATAGTCTGCATAATACCAAACTCGTCAGGCTCTTCAATATATCCAACCCGTGTAAAGGATTTCCAATTTAGATGAAATACTTCTACAAGCCTATCTGATAGCGATTCGTTGTCTCCTTGATTCCCATTCTGTAGTAAGAACGGAATACTAAACCCTTCACGTTCTTTAGATTCAGGACGTTCCAATTGGTCTATCTCATCCGCTGTAAGTACATCATGAAACATATCCACCACATCATTTACACTCATAAGTCTACGTTGTCCAGCCATATCGCCGTCTTCTGTAAATTTAGTATTCGGAGATTTTTCCTGAAAGAAATCGGTAGGAGATACAATCTCATATTCTACCTCATTAAATAACGTTCCTCTATAACTGTATACTTCTCCTGTAACTAACCAATCAAAAAATCCAGTTTGTAATTTATCAGTCAACTCCACACGGTCTACAATGTAGTCCATAGCTTGTTGTCCCATAATAGCACGTTTGTCTCTGTAACTTACTTCTACTTGTTTCGCAAACTCTTTTTCATTTGGAAGTTCTTGAGAAGGTACACCTGTTTCAGCGCCTTGCTCGTTTATTTTATTTACAAAAGACTGTTCTAAATAACTTCTATATTGTTCGGTGCGGTATTCTTCAAATTTATTTTTAACGTCTGAGTTACGTACAACAACCTGGTAGTTAAAAGGTCTCGCAGCACGTTCTCCTAATAACAGGTCAATGATAGGTTTTATAATATTGTATGATCTGATTTTAGCAGGGAACTTTCTTTTAGTTCCTGAGCCCTTTGAAGATTTATAAGGGTCAGATACATAATCATAATGTGCTGTATTCAGCTTACCATTATAAAAATCGTATAAAGTGTAGAATTCTTGTTTACGTTTTGAGTTAAGGTCTGCACGTTCAATGTAGGCTTTTATAGTATCTTTACCCCATTGAAAATCTTTCTTCTTCTTATTGGCGTATGATATTTTTTGTCTCGGTATTATAGTAGAACTCATAAGTTAATAGGTTAAATTAGAAGAATTCTCTATCAAAAAAATTCTCAGATTCTGTATTAACTTGTGCTTCTTCTACCTCACGGTCATGGAGGTCTATGAGACATAACATTCCGACTAGTAGGGCAGATACCCTATCGAAGTTACCTTTTCTGTTGTATTTAATAAGCTCATTTAATAGAGCAATATCATTTATATAATGCAAATTTAATCTTTTATCTCCAGATTCTGTCATACCTCTGGAGGTTTTTAACCAATCACGAAGATAAATCTCCGCTTGGTCCTTCCTTTGAACAGACCCCATAGAAGTTCCGTATCCTCTTCCAAGTGCCTTAATGTTAATGTTTTCCTTCTTATTGAAAATCTCTGCTTCATGTAAAAGAAGGTGCATTTTCTTCTTACGTTTCGCATAAGGAATCACTTCACCACGGTCATTTTCAAATCCTATTTTAGCATTGTAATACTCTGCGAGCATAAATAAATTCTCGTTGTACTCATCTTGAGAATCGGGTCTTCCAACATAAGAAGCCACAATCATATCATCAGGTTTAGAGAACTTGTTTATACGCTTAATCACATAAGCCGCACCTAAGGATTGTCCACCCTCGTGCGCGTAGGGGTCATGGACAATAAT